ATCCTGCATCACCTCTCACCCATGATACACCATCCCCCAAACGAAAGCAAGACGGCCATTTCAGCCGCCTTGCTTGAGTGGAGATGAGGGGAGTCGCTCTCGCCTGCTGGCTCGGTCAGCGCGGCTCTGACAGCCCACCGGGCTGTCATTCACTACCGCGCCCGTTCGACTCCCTCTTCTCTTATTCATAATAAAAACACCCACTACAAGGGCAGGTGTTTTTATGAGTGGAGATGAGGGGAGTCGCTCTCGCCTGCGGGCTCGGTCAGCGCGGCTCTGACAGCCCACCGGGCTGTCATTCACTACCGCGCCCGTTCGATTCCTCTCATCCCTTTTTACAATAAAAACACCCACCACAAGGGCAGGTGTTTTTATGAGTGGAGATGAGGACTACAAACATAATTGCCATAGTGCAACGAACTGGCCGGAGAAAAAAGAAACACACCTGCTATTTACATGTTACTTCTGATACTTTTAGTTTTTCTAAAATAGAGTTACAAATAAAATAGCAAAAAAAACACACTCCCATTTTAGGTATCACTTTTCCAAAGAATGAAAAAGTGATACCGTTTTTTAACCCCTTGTGTTTTTCATGCATGATCCCTGCACCATTATTTGGACTGAGGAATGCCGGTTTTCAAGGATACCCAGTTCCAACTTTTTCGACCGGGGGGACTCCCCTCCCATTGTCCCCGATCATCACGCTCACAGCAAATCGCATAAGAGACCGTGTAACGCACAAAAAAAACGCTGATCAGAAAGATCTGATCAGCACCACATTTCATTTACTTACATGCCACTGGCGTTGGTCGGGTTATTCAGCACACCAAAGGCGGCCAGGAGCTGCAGGATAGCGCTAAAAACGCCTTCGATGGCTTCGCTCAGCCCGGTGTCGATCACACCCAGCAGGACGAGCATGGAGAGCAGCTGCGCAGCCAGAGAGGCCCACAGCACCGGAGAACGGAAACGGTTCTGTTCAGTCATCATAGTATCATCCTTTCTTAAGTTACGATCTCCAGCTTCTTCACTTCGCTGTAGATCTTATCGATGAAGGAATTTCCCTTCAAAGCCTTGTACGCGTCGTAGAGCATGACGAAATTTTCATACTCATATTGACGGATTTTCCCGGATTCGATGTTGCGGTAGTAGATATGCAGCATCTCGCTGCGGAGCTGGCAGCGGGTGCCGTCGGTAATCTTGCGCAGCTTGATCAGCACGGGAACGATCATTCCGCAGAATGTTACCAGCTCCCCGATGAGGGTAATTGCGGCAATAAGTTTTTCCATTGCCATCACCCCCACCCCAGTGCAGCGCCCAGGGCGTCTCTCAGTGCCTCCGCGGCCTTACGGGGAAGCGTAACGCTCACGTTGCCTCCGGCCTCCTGGGGCTGCTCAGGCGCAGCGGAGGCCGCAAACAGATACTTGTCCATCATCCAGCCGGCGCGGCCGTTGTAGGCGATCCGGCTCCAGCCGTCCTGATGGCCGGATACAGGCACCTCAGCGCCAACAGGCACATCCCAGTAGACATTGTCGCTGGTGCTGGGTGTCCTGCGCATGCGCACGGTGTTTCCGCTGTCAGCGACAACGGTCGCGGTGTTGATCACGCTCATCGGTTCCTCTCCTTCTTCCGGGCTGACTTTGGTCAGCCTTCCACGGTAATTCCATTTACCGAGCTTGGTATCGGTGACGATGCCCGGGCCGGTGCAATGAACGATCTTCAGCGGCGACACGCTGCGGACAACGCCTACATGGTAATAGTCGTTTTTGTCCGGGTCGACATTGTAACGGCTGGGCAAATTGTAGTTGTTCTGTCCAGGCTTGGCTGCCTTGAAGACGATCTCCCCAACATTCAGGTCGGAAGCATCCGTCACCGGCAGCAGGTACTCCATCTCGTTCCGGACGGCATAGTTGCTGCCGTGGATGCCGTCCCAGGTGCCGCCGCTGCGACGAATGGCGCCAATAATGAGGCCGATACAGTCGCACTTGCCGTCGCTGCCGTCGTGGCCCAGCTGGTAGTCAGGGGCTTCGGCAGCGATCTCATCCACGCGGCTCAGAAACGCAGTTTCAGAAATCTGCATAGTCCCTCCTTATGTGCGGTAGTTCCCTTCACGGTTTGACCACCTTTCAAATGGTGTGGTCAAAAACCGCCTATCATTCATGGGGTGCGGTTACGTCTTCGTTGCGCTCAACACGCCATCATCGGAAACGGTAATTTGGTATCTCGTGCCGTTGGGAGAGGTCAAATAAAGCGCATACGGCGCTTCGGTGTTTTTCTCCACCGTACAGCCACTCGTTTTACTAATCGTGATTTTGAGGTTGTCCGTTCCGTCTTTCGCGAAGAAAACAAACTGGTCGGTATTGCCGCTGTACGAACTCAGCGCTGCAAAGCTGTAGCTTACCGCAAGGTTTTTTCTCCACAAACAGAATATCGGCCGCCCATACTCAAATGCCTGGAGAATATCGTCATAGGTGCATTGCATCACGGCATAGTCTTCAATCCTGACAATAAATGCATCTTGGATATCCAGATACTTCCGAGGAACTTTTTTGATTTCCACATAATCGTCGATTGCAATGGAAATGGTAATGCTGGTGGTTCCGTCATGCAAGAAAGCCAAACCGTAGAGCAGAGATCCGTCGGGCATTTGCATAGGGGTTTTTACTTCCTGTACGCCAATTGGGTCATCCCCTTCGCCATACCTCAGGCGGCCAAGATTAATGGTTTCCTCATTCTCCCAGGCAACCAGCTCATACTCTGCGCCATTGCAGTTCACGATATAGGTATTACCCACCACAAGACCAAGGGGCTTAGTAATCACCATGCCGCCAATGCCAGAATCAACCTCGCCCGTGGTTTCCTCCAGGATGGTTTTGCCCTCACGCTTGTATTCGCCGTAGATGTACTCCGGCAGGTACTTCTGCGGGATGGTGTGAATATTTTGACTGATAGCCAAGATGGAGATGGTGACAGAAGTTGCGCCATCAAGCGGCATCAGTACACCATACGCGCCCATCTCGGCTGCGTTTTCGTCCGGCAAAACCATATAGAGAAACGGCTCGGTTGTGCCACCAGCCCCCGTCAATGCGCCTATGTTGCCAATGACGGTTGCGCTCTCTGTGCCCATGGTAATCTCCTGCGCAACGCACTCATACTCCACGCCGTTGTACACAAAGGTGTAACTATCCCCTACTTTAGGCGTTGTGTTGTGCGGGGTGGTATTAAAAAAACCCTCATCCGTGGGCACGAGTTCTGTTTCCGGCAAAATCTCCACCGTAACGGTTTCGCCCTCATACGCCAGCCGATCCGCCCACACGGCGTTACCATCGCCATCGGTAACGAGCTGCTTGTAGGGTTCACCACCGGTGGGCAAACCACCACCGGAACCTTCGGGCAGGAACTTGGGATCGATCTTTTTCAGCTCACCCGCGCTCTCGATGCCCAGGGCAATCGTGCTTGCGCTGGTGTCGGTGCAGGAAAGGAAGCCATAGTAATTGTTGGTAACGGATTCAGGCGGGTAGAACAGGAGAATAAATGGCTCGGGAGTCTTTTCCCCACCGGGACCAAGATACCACTGATTGCCCAGGGTAACGCAGTCTTTGCCCTCATCCACATAGGCCTTGCCTGTCACGGTGTACTCCGTGCCCTGGTAGCTCACGCGGTAGGGCACGCCCACCACAGGCATGATATCGAGCGGCTTGTCAAACGTATGGTGGCCGCCCAAAACCTTCAGGTCGCTCAAGGGCAGCACCGTGCCGCTGTAGTCGTAGTGGGTGCGCTCCTCCCACCGGGGCGCACCGTCAGGGCCAACCACCAGCATGTCAAAGGGCTTGTAGCCCGTGGGCAGCGCCGTTTCGCTGTCCTTACCCTTGGGGATGCCCAGGGTCAGCTTGCCATTGGCGTAACTGGCGGTGGCTTCGCTGCCGGCGGGCAATGTCTGGGCCTGGGCGGTCAGGTTGGCTACGGCCTCCGCCCTGGCGGTGGTCTGCTCCAGCAGACCGATTTTCGCCAGCAGCTCATCCAGAGAGGGGATAACTTTGCCGGGGTCCACAAGTTCCTCTGTATGGCTGCGGCGCACCATGCCACCACCCCAGTAGATAGAGCTGGTATTGTCGCCACTGCCACTCACCTGCACCACCAATTCAAAGGATCCTTCCACCGCGTAGCACGCAGCCGGCAGCACCACGCAAGCCTCACCATTCTCAACTGTGCCCTGGATCAGTACCGTGCGCCCATCGTCACGCACAAAATAGGCCGTAACACCTTCATCAATCAGCGCTACAACCTCACTGCCGCGAACGCAAAAAATCTCCAGCTTATGCGCGCCTGCATTTCCTTGCAAGAACGCCGGTCGGATTGTCTGCCGCGTCACACCCTTGTTCAGATCCGCCTGATACCTGATCACCGTCATGATCTCCGCCATCGTTATACCCTCCTATATCTGGGCTCCAGCATCACACTGCTCACCGCCCCGCTTGTCACACTCACCTCTGCCACCCATTCCCCCGGCGGCAGCTGCACAAACTCACCGCCCGTTGTTGCACCGTCGGCGGCTTCCAGGTCACAGTCGATCACCGCACTGGCGGCCGTCATGCGCACCTGCAGCGTCCTTCCCCCCGCCGCAACGGCCAGCACTGTGCCCACGGCACCTTCAACACGCAGCAGCGGCGCCGCCGAAAAGTCGAAGGGATTCCGCCCAGCAGCGCCCGCCAGCACATCCACCGCCGGCCTGGGGAAAAGCTCATACCGCCAGGGACTGCACACAAAGGTGGGTGCCAGCTGCAGATAGCTGCCCGGGTGCCCAGGCGCGATCTCATTGCTGGGCGTCTCCACCTCAATACGGGCGTGATATACGCTGTCAGGCACGCTGCCCAGCACCAGCTCCCCGTCGCCGCTCAGCCATTCCAGCACAGCAATACGGTCATATCCAGGCTTAACTGCCAGGTTCAGCGTGTATTGCACATCCTCCCACACGTCATGACCAAACAGATCTTCCACCACTTCCCCGCTGCGCCCAGGTATGGCCACTTTATCCAACCGCCGCGAAGGGCGTTTGTAGCCAGGCATCTCCTGTACCACTACGCCCATGTCCAGCGATCGCACCCCACGCCATACAAACTCATTTTCCAGCACCATCATCACCGTCCATCGCACTCTTTTTGCGCTTCATCCATTCCCGGCCATATCCGCATAGATCCGCACACTTTTCGCACTTGGCCCGCGGGCAAAGCATTCGCTTCAGCCTTCGGGCGCTCAGCCTGGCCGGATCGTACGGATCCCGCCCCAGCGCCTTCTCAGCAAACCGCGCCATGCCAACGGCCCGCACATATCCATCGCGACCAAGTTGACGCCGCCACATAGCGCCCCCTCCCTTTCCTCCGTCCCTCCCTTTGCCTTCAATCTATCACCACCATAACGCATGGCAACAAGGTGGCATTTCGCCACCGCTGGCAAAATAAAAGCCCTCCACATTCGGAGAGCATTTTCCGCGACGTCGCGTGTTTTGAAATTGGCAGAAAACCCCTTGCGCAATTCTGAATTCTCTTACCAACCTGCCACATCGGCATATTTCGTCTTCATCACCGGCGGCGCGCTGGGCTTCGTTGCCGCCTTCAGCAGTTCATGCAGCACGGCCGGAGTCGTTTTCCAGAATTCCTCCACGCTCAGACTCAGAACTTTCCGCGCGGTCAGCAGCCATCGCGCCCAGTCCCAGGGGGCGCCATCATCCTCGATCAGGCTTTTTTTTTACTTCCCCGGGGCTGCTTCATCAGCATTTCCGCCTGGGCAGCTCTGGCCAGGGCGGAAAAGTCCATCATCCGCATAGCCATCAGCTCCGCCATGGGCACCGGTGTGCCGCCTTCTTCCAGCAGCACCCGCACGATCGTCGCCTGTCGTTCCACGCTCATCGCCGGCGCCAGGTCTTCACCATCCGGCGCCACCTGCAGCATTTCCAGCACAATCTGATCGTAACGCTTGCCCAGCAGGCTTTCCAGCTTCGCCGCAGCACGCAGCGTGAAAAACATTTTATAGATCCTGCCGCCCACTTCCCACTCACTGGGTGCGGCTTTGTCATAAAAAGAAACTTCCTGGCTCACGGGGCATGCCCTCCCTTCACACCAATACGATACTCCCGCCATGCAATATGGCGGCAAGATGGCATTTCTCCCCATCAGAAAGCAAAAGGACGGCTCTCGCCGTCCTTTATATATTCAGTTTTCAATTATTCAATATTCCCATGAAACAAGTAATCTTTCAGGGCATTCTGCAGCAGCTGAGAGTAGTTCACATGTCGCTTTTCCGCTTCAGCATTCAACCATGCAGGAATCGTCAAAGTCTTCTTAACTGATTGATTTCTCATGCTTTCCCGGAATGGCGTCATCCAGGCCGTTACCATCACCACGGTTTCGGGGGCTGTAACCTGGGGGATCTCCTGATCCTGGGGAATCTCCTCCCCGTCCTCCTCCATACCGTACAGGTGAAGGCTCATGGCATCCTGAGCCATGGCATAGGCTTCTTCAAAGTCCTTGCCCTGCGTAAAGCATCCATCCAGCGCGGGAAAACGTACCGAGTAAGATCCATTATCCTCCTTTTCAAATACTGCGGCGAACGAATATCTCGCCTTCCTTTCCATTTTTGTTTAAACACCCTTTCTATATATTCAATTCCCCCGGAGGGGCGGCAGGCTGGTTATTTCCAGCCCGCCTTCTTTTTGATCTCTCTCTCGACGCCGGGCTTCAGGTCTCTTGCGTGCATCGGCACCGTGATCCTCTGGCCGTCCTTCATCAGTTGCTTGTGGGATCCTGTTTGGCGTATCTCTCGCCATCCCTCTCGCAGCAGCCTTCTTAAGGCTTCTTTTGCCGTCATTGGCAACCCGCTTCACCTCCCTTCCATGTTTCTATTATATACGAATCAACACGTATTTTCAATACGTGTTATCAATATTTGTAAAAAAAAAAAAAAAAGACGGCGTTAGCCGTCCAAGTTTATTCAGTTTTCACTTAACAAATTCAATGTGCAGCTTCTTTCCCATGCCGGCTGCCAGCTGCTGCAGCGTGGCCACGGTGGGGCTGCAACTACCGCTTTCGATCCGGCTGATATTGCTCTGCCGGATCCCTGTACGCTTCGCCAGCTGTGCCTGCGTCAGGTTTTGCTCGATTCTCGCAGCCACCAGCGCCCGCACCACTTCCATTTCAGGCTTCAACGCTTCGTATTCAGCTCTGACCTCAGGGTTATTCAGCATTTTTTCCTTAAAGTTCTTAAAATCACTCATGCTGCATTCTCCTTTCATAATCAGCTTTATACTTCTTCGCCAATTCAATCTCACTTTTGGGCGTCTTCATCGTCTTTTTCACAAACCCATTTGTCAGAATGATTTTATTATTCACCACAAAGAAATAGAATATTCGCGTAATATCGCTGGCAAACTTAATTCTAAGTTCAAATAGTCCGTCACCCATTGGCGAGGAATGCGGTTTTCGCAGCTTGTTTCCGAATTCTTGCAGGAGGTCAATGCTGGCGATTGCCTTGGCTTGCATTTTCGGCTCCAGGCTTTCAATAAACTCTTCCACAGGAGATCGGCCATTCTCCAGCGTATAGGTCTCCACCTCAAACAACCTTTCCCACCTCCGACACCTGCATTATATTCCTTTTTTGATATATTGTCAACAATTATTATCTCTTTTTTTCCGCGACGTCGCGGATTTTGAAATTAAGTATTGACTTTTGAATGTCAATAGTATATACTTTTGAATGTCAAAAGAAAGGAGGTGTTTACGATCAGTCCTCGCACCGGTCGGCCTACCGATAACCCCAAACAGGAACAGGTTACGGTGCGGCTTGATGCTGAGTGTTCCAAGATCCTGGACGCATACTGCAAGCAAGAGCAAGTCACCCGCGCTGAAGCCTTACGCCACGGTGTCCATAAGCTCAAGGCCGACTTAAAATGAAAACTCCCAGCGTTGCAAAAGCCTGCCAGCCCACAACGCCAGGAGCGCACCACAGAAGTCTCCCTCCGGGGTAAATCCATCATACCACAGAGGGATGCTTCCTGACAAGCAGAAAAAGGAGGCATTACCATGTCCAATACCGAATTAGCCACCACGTTGTCCGATCTTTGCACCTACGAACTCCCCCACGCCCAGATCCTCACCGAGTTGCTGGTAGAGCATCAGCACGACCACCCAGCAGATGAGCCGGATCGCGCCGCGGTCTACGTCACCATTTCCACCCTGCTGGAGAAGATCACCGCCCAGATCCAGGCCGTCATTCCCCGCATCGAAGCAGCCGAAGGGAGCGTGTGAACATGGCCAGCAAGAACGAGGAAAAGGTCTGCACCAATATTGAGTACGTCTACTCCGGTATCGAAACCATCTGCAACCTGGATCTCAGCGGCGCCATCGGCATCGTGAACTTCATGGAGGTCGCTGAGGATGCTGCCTGTGTCGTCCCCGAGGAAGTGCGCCAGCCCGCGCTCTACGTCCTTTCCACCCTACTGGAAAGGGTCAAGGCCGATCTGCTTGCCCTCACCCCCAACCACCAAAGCGCATAACACACAGCCCAGCGGCACAAACCGCTGGGCTGTTTCTTTCCTTCCGGCGCGTCAGTCATTCAAGCCCACGCCGGCATTCTTCATTCGGCTGTAAGTCACCAGGCGATCGGCCATGTTGTTAGCTCGCTGTGGATTATCCATGTTCGCGTTCTGGATGGTCACGTTCACGCTGTTGTCGGTACTATTGTTGGTCACAGCATTGCCCGCAGCACCCGCCCCGGGTAGATCGATCCCCACGCCCGGCGTCACAAACTGCAACGCGGAATTCACAGCGCTTGCCAGCATCGCCGCCGCAGCTGCCGCGCCCGGCGTTCCGGCAGCCAATCCGTCAGCCAGGTTATCCGCCGCGTTCTTGCCAGCTGCTCTCGCCGTCTCCGCAGGCTCGCCAAGCTTGTCTCCCAAGCGGCCAACGATCTCCCGGGCCGCCTTCTCCACATCATCGGTGCCCTCCGTCAAGCCGGCGCTCAAGCGCTCCATGGCCTCCGTGCCAATGCTTTCCTTGTCCTGCATCGCCATGATCAGCCGAAGCACATCCGCCATGTCCTGATCCATTTTGCTGGTGTCCAGCGCAGCAGGATCCACGCCCCGGTCGATCATGGCCTGTACATACTCCATCAGCGGGTTTTCCTCCATGCCAACAGCTGCCGCTTCAATGCGGTTAGGAAGCACCGCCAGCAGATTTTCCAGCGGCACATCTGCCAGCGGATTACCACTGGCGTCCTCAAACTGCTGATAGCCCATTCGCCCCAGCGCGCCTGCCGGGATCCTGCCCCGCAGCTGATCCGCGGCCAGGTCATTCTCCACCGTGTACCACACAGCACTATAAATGTCCAGCATTTCGGTCACCGGCTGCATCTGCGCCCAGGCCTCCGGGTGCTGCTTCACCAGGCCAGCCCACTGCGCCGCATAGCTCCCCGTTGCATCAGCAGCCACATTCTCGCGCCACTGTTCATTCTCCTTCGTCGCAGCAGCCAGTTCATCCTGTGCGGCCCGAACCTCTTCTTCAGTCTGCGCAGCCGCAACAGCTGTCGTGTACGCCTGCTCAGCCGCTTTCTGCTGTTCATCCACAGCCTGGTGCCACAAGTTCACAGTTTCCGATGTATACCCTACCGCTTCCGCAGCCTGACCCTCCAAGGCGAGACCCTTCGCTACAACTGCGCCAACATCGCCCTGGGTGTTGATCGATGCTTCCTCTCCCGCTTCGATCTCCGCCCGCAGCGCATCCATTTCCCCATGCAGTTCCTGTACCTTGGCAATGGCCGCCTCCAGATCGGCGATCTCCTGCGCCGTGGCTGTATTTCCGGCTCGGTACACCGTTTCCAGCAGGGTGTTCATCCCCTCGATGGCGCCAATGAGTTCCCCAGCCACGCTCTTGGTGGCCTCATCCATCAGCCCGGTTTCCGCGTCCGGCAGCAGCTTGCCCGTCACATACGCCTGCCAGCTACTATATTCGCCAAAGCTCAGCTCCCCATCGTCCAGGGTATCATTCACCAGCTCCTGCAGCGACCTTCGCATGGCCTCGCCATCCATCGTCACCTTTGCCTTCGCCCTGATCTCAAAGTCCTTTTTCGCCGCTTCGATACCCGCGTTGATACCGTTGGTAATGTTCGCCTTCGCCTCCGGAGAAAGGTTCGCGCTCAGGTTACCCAGCACACGCTCCATCTGTTCCGCGTCCGTCTCCATGCTGGAAATGGCAAACGCGATCGCGCCGATCCCCACCGCGCCCAGCACCCAGGGATTAGCTGCCAGGGCACTAATGGCTTTGATGTTCTTCATCAACGCGCCCACAGCCCGGGTTGCCGGGCCAGCGGCAGCCGTCACCAGCCCCAGGCCGATCACCGTCTTTTGCGTGCCCTCATCCATACCGCCGATGGCTTCCGCAGCATTGCCCAGCACATCTGCAGCCATGTCCACCGCCGGCAGGAAGGCTTCGCCCAGCTCCGCGCCAGCATTCTTCAGCCGGTTCAGTGACCCGCTCAGTCTCTCCGCACGGCTACTCACACGGGTCTCAAAGGCCTCCTCCAGGGTGCCGTCCGCATCCTTCATAGATTCCAAAGCATACGCATACGCGTCCGCCTGGCTGGTACCCAGCGCCAGCACCTGGTTCAATCCCTCCACAGAACCAAACAGCTTGCCCAGGCTTTCCACATCCATCCCGGTCTTTTCCACAATGTCCGCCAGAAACCCAGTCAATCCCTTGCTCTGCAATGCCGTCGCGCTGAATTCAAGGCCCAGCCTCTTGGCCTCCTCTGCCGCCTCTGCAGTTGGCTTCACCACGCTGCTCAGCACCGCCTTCAGGCCAGTCACACTGCCGCTGGTGCTCATGCCACCCTGCGTCATAGCAGCAATGGCGGCAAAGACTTCCTCCATACCAACGCCCACCTGCGGCGCAAGTCCCGTCACCTGGCCCACCTGACTGGCCAGATCTCCTACGTTGGTTTTGCCCAGGTTCTGCGCTACAAGCATTACATCCAGCACATGATCCAGTCCACCTGAAGCTTCCTTCCAGGCATTCACCACGCTGCTGGCGCCGTCCACCACCGTCAGGGCGTCGCTCTTGCCCGCCTTGGCTGCCATAGCCGCACGTTCAGCCCAGTAGGCGCTTTCCTCAGGGGTTACGCCCGCACTGATGGCCTGATACTGCGCTTCTGCCAGCTGGTTCACATCCGTATGGCTGCGATTACTGCCAGCAAGCAACGCCGCACGGTACGCATCCAGCTGCGCCTGCTTCTGCTCTGCCGTACCACTCAGCACACCAGGCAGCGTGGCCGTCTCATACAGCGCGTCTTCCAGCTGCACAGCATAAGTTCCGCTGGCCACGCCCATGCCCAGGATGGGAATCGTCAAGGCCTTCGTCATAGCCTTGCCGACCTTCTCTACGTTCGCGCCACGCTTTTCCAGCGTATCCATAAAACTGTTCCACTTTGCTCGGGCGGCATCAGCATCGTTTCCCGCGGCTCTGGCGGCATCTCCAAGCGCCTTCTGCCCCTGGGCTGCCGTCTGGGCCGTCTTGCCCAGCTTTTCCTGCTCCTGGGCCGCCTGGGCGGCCGCAGCGCGCTGCCTTTCAATCTCGCCCTCACACTCTCTGATCTGGCGCCCCAGCCGCGCCTCAGAGGTCTCCGCCTGCAGGATCTGCTTGTCCAACTTGTCCAGCTGATCCTGGCTCGCCTTGCCGGTAGCTATATACTTTTCCCGGGTTTCCCGCAAGGCAGCAGTGGCCTTCTCCTGCTCCTGCAGTCTTGTTTTCAAAAGGTCGCTGCGCTGCGCAAGGTAATCAATATCCTTGCTGCTGCTGCCATAGGCCGCTTCCAGCTTCTTCAGCTCCATCTGGTTCATGCTCATCGCGCGGCTGACGTCGTTCAGCGTTTTCTGCGCCCGATCACCGCCATCCACCCGCAGCACAATGTTGGACAACCTTACACCCATTCTATCACTCCCCTATAAAAACGCGGAACGCGGGATTTCCGCACTCCGCTTTTTTATTCATTCGACAGGCAAACCGTTTTCCGCAGCCATGGCATACACTTCTTTGATGAATTCGCTCAGCGCTGCCGACACATCTGCCCGGTTGGCAGCGGCCATTTCAGCGTCAGAAACCACCAGGGAAATGGTCATAGCCTTGCCGGGAACAACCTGCCCGGCCAAGCTGACCACGGGCTTCGCTTTACCCGCTGCATCGCTGGCAGAAAGAACACGAGAGATGTTAGTGTTTTTCACGACCGTCAAGCTCATTTGACTTCCTCCTTATTTTCTTCCAAGGCGTTAACCTCCTGGGGATTCCCTTCCTGCTCTTTCCAGGGTTGATTCAGCACTGTGATACTGGCCGAAATAAGCTCAATGGCTTTTCCGGCGGGGATTGCATCTTTCATCTGGATACTGCAGCGCTGAAGCAAATTCAGGGAAGTTGTAAGGGCATTGGCGATTTCAAGCAACTTTTGAGAACCCATTTGATCTATCCTCCTCGATGTTTCATTTACTGTCCTACGCTAATGCCATTTGCTTTGGTCAACAGTTTGGAGTTAACCAAAGTCCCGTTTACATACGCATAGGCATAGCCATTAACCGAGAAATAGTTGGCAGCGGTGTTTTGGATGTTGTTCAGGCTACCACCGGCGGTAACCTGGAACAGCCTCTCAGTTTCACCAACCGTAGCAGCAGGGCCATTGATGTTGTAATCGACCAGCGCGATCTTCGCCTTGGCAGCAGCCCATCCAGCGGCATAACCGGCATCGTAACCAGCATCATACCTTGCTTTTGCGTTAACTTTGATGGTGTATCCTGTGGCGCCGCTGCCGTCAAGTACCGGTACAGATACTTCATTACCGCTCCAGCTTTCGGTGCCTTTGCTCAGTTGGACAACGGCGTTTTTGCCGTTGCTGGCCTTTACGGTCAGGATACCGCCAGTCCAGCTTTTGCTCAGGGTTACACCGTTGGCACCGGCAGTCTGGCCGCTGGAATATCCGGCGTCATAGATCTCGCTGGCGTCGATGATCTTGCCAGTCAGCAGATCTTGATGAGTATTGGCCGCTTTGACCGTTACCGTTTTGTCAGCGGTGCTATAACCTGTCCTGGTGATGCTGGTAGGCTTATAGGCGTTTTCCGCATTGCCAAAACCGAGGTTGTAACCCTCCGTATACTTCGCCGACACGCTGTCTTTGAAAAACTGCGTGTCGGCAAGGTTAAAAGTTGAGCCTTCGCCGGTCGCTTTCCCCATTTTCAGCTTGCCATCAGCGCCGACGGTAACCTCGTGGCTGTGGTCAAGGGTAAGGTCGCCGATCCCAAGCGCTTTTCCCGTGCTGGAAACATCGCCCATAGATATGGTTTTCTTTTGGACAAGCTCACTCCCCAGGTTAAAGGCATCAGCCGTCAGGAACGTGAAGTTCGCTTGGTCGCCGGTGAAAAGGCTCGACCGCAGCACTGATGCTGTCACGAGACCGCCGGTCAGGTTGGTTATCTGCGCTTGTATGGAATTAAGGTCGGCGATCTTGGCGTAGTTGGTTTCCAGCTGCGAGGCGGTCACATAGCCCAAAAGGTCGATCTTGTCAGCCTTCAGCAAGATCTCATCCGCCAAAGCGGTGATGCGGCCTGCTTGCCCGTCAAGGTCAAGCGAAACACCGGAAATCAGTTCACCCTGCGCATCCACCTCGCCAGTAAGAAGCAAGATGTTTTGCTCCGCTGCGCTCAGGCCGATCTCCGCAGTTGATAGCCTTGTCCCCAGGGCGTTTGTCACACTGAGATCTGCCTTCAGCAGCATAGCGGCATTGGCGCCATCGATAGCGATTTCAGCGGCGGAAAGGCGCTGGCTGTGTTCATCTACAATGGCCTGATTGGCTTTCAGATTCACGCTTGCCTTCAGCGCATTAAGTTCAATGCCGGCTTCGCTCACTTGCGAATTCAGCTCATCCAGCATCACCTGCGACGCCTTCAGCAAAATAGCCGCTTCCGCCGCATTCAGATCGGCGATCACCTGGTTGATCGTATCGCCTTGATCGTACACTTTGGTACCCAAAAGCGTAACTTGTCCATCCACGCCATCCAGGCGGATTTCAGCCGAACTGGTACGCCTGTCAAGATCCTTCACATCATAAGCAATCAGCTCGATCTCTCGCGCCTGCATCCGGATCTGATCAGCTTCGATGTTAATCAGGTCTTCAACACGCAGGCTACGCCTGCCGGCGGCGCCGGATTCTTTGCGCAGCTGCGGCGCTGTCACAATCGCATTATCCGTCCGATCACGGAACGCGTCGCCCACTTCCAGTGTCGTATACTTCTGGCGCAGCACATCCCAGGTATATCCCGTTACCTGTACACGCTCCCGGATGCCTGCCGCACCATGGACAATGGTCGCCCAGTCATAGAGGCATACATGCACGGCGACCCATTCAACCCCATCGGGGCCGATCCGGCTCATATCCACATACGCCAACGAAGTTTTTTCTTCTGGAAGATCACACCCGCTCTGTAGCCTGTCCTGCGCAGCTTTCCGCAGCATATCATGCACATCTTCCAGCGTCAGCTCCACCGTATTGCCATCCGCATCCCGCTTCTTTTGCCCCACCTTCGCCCCTGCCACACGCCATACGCTTCGCAGCGGCTGCCAGTAGTCGCCAATTCGCGGACTGTCGATGTACGTTTCAGGCAAAAACACGGGGTTTCCCTCAGCATCTTCACCCACCGGTTGCAGTCGCGTCACTACTTGATCGATCGTCTCACTTCGCGTCAGGCCGGTCATGTTGACGCCCCATCGTACCGTCAGGCCGCATTCCTCGCCGCCTTCAGGTCTGAGGCGCACCGTCAGGCCGTCACGCTCCAGCCTCAGGCGGGAATGCGACACAATCCCAGCGTCAGGGTCAAGCAGCGCATTCACCCAGTTCACCAGATCAATGCCACCCGTATACGTCGCATCGCCAACCTGCACATCCAAAGCATACGGCACACTGGAGCTTGCAGCCACCATATCATCCAGCACAACAGCCACAGCTTCAGCGTCGGCCTCAATGTTCCGCAGTACAAACGCAGTCGCACCATCGTAAAACACATGCCGAGCCCGCACCCTGATGGATTTGCCATCATCCGCCAGCTCTACACCATAGATGCGAAAATCCTGCTTCCGCCCGCTCATGCGATGAGGTGCGCCTGGCGCGCGGATCACATTCCCCCGTTCCATCAGCTGCCATTCGCTCGCCAACGGCAGGGTTGCGCTCAGCTCATAGCTGCCGCCCGTTTCCTCAGTGATCGTGCATTCACTCGGGTGGATCACACCCAGCCCATGCCCCGTGCGAGCCTGATCCCGCCCGTCATATACACATATCATCCGGCCACCTCCTTTCTTCCTGCGCTCATAACAACACATGAGGCCCGCGGCATCCCGCCACAGGCCTCATGATTCTGCTTGATTTACTGGGCAGTCTTGGCCTTCTCAGTGCCAGGGATAGCCTCAATATCGTCGATCGTCTCAGGGTGCAGCGCAAAGAACTCAGCAGGGGTCAGCGGGATCTTGCCTTCCTCCACGCTGGCGGTAAAGTACCGCACACGCCACACCTTCTCATCGGTACCCAGCAGCAGGATGTCATACGCCACGCTGGGATCCACCGTCTGAGAGGCATCCCACGTCTTGTGCGTCTGATCGCTCTGCACCAGCTTGCACCGGGGATGGTAGTAGTACGTGGCGCTGCCGTCCTGGTTCTCGCACCAGTAACCGCAGGCAAACTCCTCCTTCACCGGCAGCACCGTATCATAGCTCACCGCGCCCTTGTTCTTCGCACCCAGAGCGCGATCGGTAAACTCACGGGGCAGCGCCACCGCCGTCAGGCCAGCCTTGCTCTCCGCCAGCTGGGTCACAGTATCATACACCACGCCGCTGGCGTAGATGCTCTTGGTGTTCTCATTGGGCTGCACCCGCAGTTCCTTGATCACCGGCATCTGCATATCGGTCTCAGCGCCGCCGGTGGCCTCGTTGGCCTTGAAGTGCACAAAGAAATCGCGCACCGTCAACTCCCACGTAGGCTTTACCTTGTTCACAGTATCAGCCATTTTGTTTCGCTCCTTCCACTCACAGCCCAGCGTCTCTGGCCATCCTGGCCAGCAGCGCGTCTGCCTTTTCTTCCATGCGTGCCTCCGCAATATCGCTCACAGCGTCATAGCCCACTTCCATGTGGCGCAGCTGCCGTCGTTCGCTGTATTCCAGAATGCGCGCATAATCATCTACCGAGTCAACTTTCCGGGCGCGGCCTTTGCCATCCACATAGCCAGCTTTCCGTTTCCCAGGGATGGGCGTTTCATCCCAACCCATTACGGCCCTGCCACCACTAACGCCTGGCTCTACCCGAGCCGTAATGCTACCTTCAAGCATACCAGTGGGGTTTTGCGCATGTGCATTCACCATGCCCTGTACAGCCACCTGCACCACATCCACACCAGCCTGCAGCACCGTTGCAATGTCCGCCGTTGTCAGCACAGCGCCCCCGGTCGCCGCGCCAAATGCCCTGTCCCATGCGTCGTTTGCCATCCTCACGGCACCTCCCGCACGGTCACCATCATCTGGGCGCAGCGGCGGCCAATATTGGGCATATCCACAGCGCCTGTCAGGCCGTAGGCGGCACTGACCATCTTAGGCGAATAGTGCCGAAAATTGTTCAGGCAATAGGCAACGTTCTCCTGCAGCTGTCTCCAGCCAGGCATGCCCATGGGCACATACACACTTACCAGCAGCAGCCGCTGCCGCATGTAGATCTCACCACTTGCGTGCAGATCCTTCAAGCTACGCTGTTCCCAGGTGATGTACGGGCCCGGCGTATCGCCGCGCATAGGCGCCTCGCAAGCCGGGCAAGTGATCCCCCCGGCAGTTAGCGCTTCCGCCAGATAGATGTTAACATCCACCATCACCCATCACCCCCGCACCCAGCGTCTTCACATTCACGCCCCTCAGCTTCACCGTTCCAGGGAAAAGCCCAGGCGTCACTTCCTTCACAGCATACATCAGCCCTTCATGCTCAAACAGCATGCCGGGCGTCAGCTTGAAGGCCACCGGACGGCGGACGGTGCAGAATTTCACGCTTTCCTGGTATCTGGCGTCACCGGCCGCAAAGGTCTTGTCGCTTTGGCCATACACCTCAGCCCATACCCCTCCGGGGAATAGCTCCACCAGGGTGTCCACGCTCTGCCCATCCGCCATCTCGGTGTCCCGGCGGTATAGCTTCACCCGGGTGTTAAGGTCGCCCGCGTGCCGCACATCAGCCGCCTCCTTCACCTTTGTTTGTACCATTGCTCAGCTGCCAGATAATGCTCTCAACACCCAGGGCAATATTGCCCTGCACCGTGCCAATCGCCACCACGCCACGGTTTTCATACCAGTGGTTGGCCAGCATATAGCACGCCATGTTATACAGCGCGCTTCCGCCTTCGGGCTCCACCACGTCTGCATTCTTCAGGTATTCTTTGGCACCATCCAGGCACATCTGAGCGATTTCCGGCTGAAAGTTGCCGTCATCGAAATAGCTGTACTGCTTCATCAGCCCGGACAAATCAGCCATGATTGCTCACCACCCGATTACTCAGCGTCAGCAGCAGCGGCGCTCACCTTCACCAGCCGGAAGGCGCTGGCCATCTTCACCTGAATGTCATACAGGCTGTTCAGGTAGAAGCGGCGCAGGCCCTGGCCGGGCACCTTCTCCACGTCATACCAGGGAGCACAGGCGAAGTTCAGGTGCAGCATCTTGAAGTCGCCCACGATGGGCATGGTGGCGCGCTCGGTGAACTTGGTCTTGATGCCCAGGATCTTCTCAGGGGGCGCGTCGAACATGCTGGCGTTGGGAGCGATGGAACGCAGCATCTTCAGGTAGTCGCTGAAGCGCAGCACACCAGCAGCGCGCTCACGGTACTCATCCTCCAGATCGCCGAAGGCCTCGCACCAGGCAGTGTACAGATCGCCGCCTTCCTTGGCGGTGATCACATAGTTGCCGTCCTCGCCCTTCTGGTACAGGCTCATGTGCTTCATATCGGCAGCCAGATCCTCACCGAAGATCATCTTCAGCTCCTTGCGGGCGCCGCTGCTGGCCAGGCCCTCATCCACCGCGGACTGGATGTTCAGGGGCGTGGTACGGATGATGCTTTCGGAAACACTGGCACGCACGCGGTACTCATGGGAGCCGAACTGCACACGGTCGCCCTTCAGCTTCAGCTCCTTGGCGCTGGCGCCATCCTTGGCCAGGTATTCATCGTCGTCCTGCTCAAAGCCCAGGCGAGGGATCAGCAGGTTAGGCACCATGGTCACGGTCATCAGCTCACGCAGGGGATTGTTCACCTGGGGAGCCAGCAGCAGTTCATTGGCCATGGTCTCAGGCACCAGCAGGCTGCCGTGACCCTGGTCAGCGTTGTCAGCAGGGATCAGGCCCAGCTGCTCATAGGCCATCTTGGGCATCTTGGTGGTGTCGCCGCCGTTGAAGGCCATCTGGTAGAACAGGCCGCGAGCCTCGTTCTTGCTCATGGCGACGCCGCCGGGCTGCTTGCGCAGGCGGAAGGTGGCCTCATCCTCCATACGTTCCTTTTCCTCGTTCAGCATGGAAAGGCGGGTGTTGGCGTCGTCATAGGCAGCTTTGGCCTTGCGGACAGCCGCCATGTCGGCGTTCTTGTCCTTGGCCAGGTTCAGCGCGTTGTCGCGCAGGGTGGGAATGTCGCGCTGGATCTCGTTGATCGCATCCATCAGCGCAGCCATGTTGGCAAATGCGGGCATCTTCTTGTCCTCTCTTTCTCCGGTCGTTTAGTTACTGCCATCCAGCAGGCGAAGGATTTCCGCCCGCTCTTTATCCTCATCAGCGCGCTCCAGCGCTGCTCGGATCATGTTCTCTGTGGCTGCCATACTCACGGCCATGCTGGCCTTCAGCTTGCGGTTGTTCTCAGCAAAGGCTTCCTCATCGCCAATCAAACCACTGGCCCAGCCAGCATCCACCGCAGCCTGGCCGCTCCACACGGTTTCCTTGTCCATCAGGGCAATCACCGCTTCCTCCGTCACGCCCAGGCGCTCAGTGTAAATGCCCACAGCAGCGTCACGGATGGATTTCAGGAAGGCCGCAGCGCTTTCCATGTCACGCCAGTCACCACTCATTTCCGCACTGGGGTTATGGATCAGCACGCTGCCGCCGGCGGAAATGCTGCGCTTGTCCCGGTCCACCCCCAGGCAGATCAGCGAAGCGCAGCTGTACGCACGGTAGATCTTCACCTGCACATCACCCTTGTGGGCGCGCAGGCTCTCATACATAGCCACGCCTGCAGCCACGTCGCCACCTTCACTGTCGATCACCACCGTCAGCTGCTTGCCTTCACAGCTTTTCAGTGCATCACGGAAGCTGCTCGGCGCGCAGAAGTTCCGGAAAAACGCATCACACCACGGCTCGCCGGGCGAGATGTAGCCCTCAATATACAGCGTAGGCCGTTCACCTTCCAGGTCTGCAAAATGATAAAACTCATTCATTGGTCACGCCTCCTTTGCTCAGCTGTTCCAGCTTGTCCAGCGGATACAGGTCACGGCTGCAATACACATGGTCGCCGCCAGCCACAGGGCCGAAGCCATCCCTGGCGCGCACCTCATTAGGCTTACGCAGTCCGCTACGCACCTGAATCTGCTGCACCTGCGCACGGGTCAGGCTGTCCGCCAGCACCAGATCCTCCACATCAAAAGCCCAGTGCCAGCCCTCCTGCATATCCTTGTAGGTCAGCAGCCCCGTGTTCAGCTCACTCTCATACATGGCCTTGATCGGCATCATCGTGCGCTCCAGGAATTCCAGCTGCTGCTGTTCCTGGCTGTTATAGGCTGCCTTGCTGTAATCACCAAGCAGCGCTGGCGGGATGGTGAACACCCGGGCGGCCTTGCCCACCGTGATCCTGTCCACGTCCAGCACCTTGGCATCCACCGTGCTGCGCGCGATGCTCGTCACTTTGGCGCCGCCGCTGGCCACCAGCAGCGAGGAGTGGCTGCGCTGGTACTGGGCCATAAACTTGTCCACGATATTCTTAGACTGTTCTACACCCACGCTCGACGGGATCTCCAGCACCACCGCGCCGCTGATGCCCTTCACCTGCGAAAGCGAGAATTGCCGGATCTGCTCATCATACTTCAGCGTGGATTTCAGCACGTCCATGGGCGATATGCCCGCATCCCCGCTGGTGGACACATGCCGGCAGTGCAACATACTGCTGCGGGGCACATACAGGCAGCCACCCTCCTGCGGCCGCAGCTCATACCACATATCACCGGTTTCCGTGTCACGGCAGGGCGTTACCCGCTGCGGCTCCAGTACGTCCAGGGCAATGGGCTGGCCGTCATACCCGGGCACCTTCAGGGCGTAGCAGTTGCCGTAGGTCGATCGGCACGCTTCCATCGTCCGCCAGAAATCAAACGGCGTCATTCGCGGATTCGGCCGGTAGCACAGCAGCTTGTGCAGCGGGTGGTCAGTACATTCATCCCAGCCCTTGTACAGCCGCAGCCGCATGCTGGCCAGGGTATTGCTCAGCAGCGTCACCGCCGAAAACACCGGTTCGCTGTTTTCCAGCTGCATATCCCCCAGTTTGGGGAAAATGCCCACGCCAGCGTCCAGTCTGTGTACCTGAACGTTGGCGTCAGATTTCTTCACCTTGTTAAATGGCCACAATCTCAGTCCCCCCAGTTCCACAGGTCGCCTCCGTCCGCGGGTGTCTCATTCATGTAGTCGCTGTTTGCAAGATATCCGGGAAGATCTTCCAGGTCATACACCGCCACGCTGCTTTCCTGCACCTCCGCGCCCGGCGGCGGGCATCGCCGCATCCAGGTCGCGTGCGCATCCAGCGCAGCCATAAACACGTCGATCTTGCTGAACTTATCCAGCTTCACCGGCACCCAGTTTTCGTTGTCCCGTGTGGCAAAGTCCTTGCGCAGCTTCACATTGTTCAGGTACCACTCAAACAGCGTCGATCGGTTATACACGATCTTGCCGTCCGAGAATTGTTCCTTCAGGTGCTTCATGGGCGCGTTCAGCGTCAGGGCGCCTTGCCGCACCGGGTCACATACAAACACCGGCTTGTCCTCGCCCCGCCAGCTGCTCAGGCTTTGCACCAGCAGCGTCGCATTGGCCGGGTCATAGCCGATCGCCCGGATGTCAAATACCTTTGCCCACTTCTCAAACCACGCCAGCACATAGCTCTGATGCACATAGTCGCCATCAATGATGGTTAATTCACCCTTCATGGCGTGGGCATAGTAGTCAAGGTTTTCTCGGTTCATATCCGCCACCCGTCGCGGCACAAAGCAATGGAACAGGAACAGGAACCGCCCGTCATCCAGCGGGATCTCCAAAGCCACGCCCGTGTGGTCATAGCTGGTGGAAATATCAAAGCCGCCAAAGGCTTCCCGTCCCAACACACTCTCCATGTCCACCACGTCCTGGTTCCGCTGGATCAGCTCATAGTCCAGATAGCTCAGGCTTGAGACCTTCGTGAACAGGTTCAACGTCTTCGTGTAGAAGTCCAGCAGCAGATCAGGCGCCAGCTGCGCCTCAGCATACCGCAGGCGCATACGCTCCAGGGAGAGCAGCACACCCAGCGAAGGATTTGCTTGCCCCCAATGCTGCCAATCGTCCGGGCTGAGGTGTTCATCCAGCTCATAAATGATCGCAAGCCTGCGCTCATTCACTGCTTTGTTGCCGTTACCCTTCAGCATCTGCTTGGCGCTGCGATACTCGCCGATCAGCGGGCCATCCAGCACATAACCCATCGTGGAGAAGATAATCAGCAGCGGCTCACCCGTAGCGGCTTTCTTATCCAGCGATCGGCGCATCTGCCGGATCTGGTCATAGGTTTTCATTTCATGCGCTTCGTCAAAGGCGGCCGTGGTCGGGCGCAAACCGTCCAGGCTGCGGGCATTGCTGCTCAGTGTGCGGATCACCGCATCCGGCACCGCGCTGCGGCTTTGCCCCTTCACGCCATCGGCAAAGTATTCCACCCGGTTCTGCAGCGGTTTGAATTTCTTCTTCAGCGCTGGATTATTCTCAACCATGCTGCGGCAGTCGGTCAGCAGTGTGCCGGCCTGATCCTTGCTGTTCGCCAAAATGTCAAATTCAGCATTCCGGACGCCTTCCTGGCTCACCTGATACAGCGCCATGGAAGCTACCATCGGCGTCTTTCCGTTGCCGCTGCCCACCAGGAACAGCAAATACAAGTATTTTCGTCGCCTGTCATGCCTGTCCACAAAGCCGTAAAGGCTGGCGTACACCCAACACTGCCACGGTTGCAATTCCATCCGGTCATAATCACCAGATGGGCGCATAAACTTTTCGGTGAAGCGTATCGGCTTACAGGCTTTCTCCACATCAAACGTCCACCGGCAATCAGGATCCAAACCATCAGCCAGATCCTGCATCGTCCGTTTGCACGCCAGCTGGATCGCCTCGCACGCGTCGATCTCCCCGCTCAGCACTCCCTCCACATAATCAAATACCCGGCTGTCACATCCGGGGTACTGATCGAAGATCTCTTTGCGTCCCTGTTTATCAGTAATCGTCAAGATCGCTCACATCATCCTCAGGCAGCGGCTCATCAGGCTCCGGCTCAGCTTTCTCCGCCCGTTTCCGGCGGTTCAGCCCCAGCGCAGCGATCAGCTTCGCCTCCGTCGCACTGGCCCGCAGCAAGGTATCCACAGCCGGGTTTTTACGTTCCAGTGTCTGCTTGCCGTTGGAATAACGCTCTTTCTGGCCCTTCTCAGCCACGCATTCGGCAGCTTCCAGGCGCACGATCTCCACATCCACCAGCGCGTCCAGCAACGCAGCGTGTGCCGGCAAGATCTCACCATAGCTCGCCTTCAGCTGGTTTTCGACCTCCGCCTTTTTCAGCGCGGCTCCCTGGGCAATTCGCTGCATACGCTCAGCCCGCAGCTGCCGTTCACTGGTCATCATGTTTCTTTCCCCTTTCTCCTGGCATTCAGGTCAATAATGCGCACATCCCCAGGCAAAGCCTCACTCACAACAGCTGCACCGCCCTTTTCCGGGTGCAGCAGGTTGTGGCACATGGCGCAAACGCTTTCCAGGTTATCCAGGTCACGCATACGGTCGGGACATTCCTTTACGGGGATAATGTGGTGCACCACCGCCGCCGGGCGGCGTTTACACCGTTGGCACAGGTAATGGTCACGTTCCAGCGCAGCCTTCCGCAGGCGCTTCCAGTTCGCACTCAGGTAAAAAGGATCCGCCTTCTTACCCGCATAATTCCTCATGTCGCCCTCCATTTTCCGCGACGTCGCGGATTTTCGTTGCCCCGGGTGTGCTCCATCTCTCCACAAAAACGCAGCGCACCCGGTACAAGGTCGGGCTTTAGCCACCGCCCAGCCTTGTACCGGGCGGTGGCCGTATAAGGAGGTGTCCCCATGCCCCTCGTATCATTGATACCACCGCCATATCGCATGGCAGCAAGATGGCAAAAATAAAAAGTGGGCGCCATCAAGCACCCACCTCATATCAGTACGGGCAATCCTCATCATCCGCCACAGCCATGCCGCTCTGCTCATCCACACGTTCAAGCGGCGCGGCGTCACCCTGCGCCCTGGGTGTCAGGAATTCCACATACTCCGCCGTCATTTCCAGGCTGGCCCGGCTCTCACCGTTCCGATCGGCATACACGCTCGCCTTCACCGGGCCGATCACGCACACCTTCTTGCCCTTACCCAGGTATTTCTGGCAGCTCACTCCCAGCTCGCCCCATACGCTCACACGAAAGTAATCTGCTTCGGGGTGGTCAGCACGGGTGCGCCGGTTCACCGCTACGGTAAAGTTGCATACCCGGTTGTCTCCAAAGTCCCTGCTTTCAGGGTCTCTCGTCAGGTTGCCGATGATCGTCAGCTTGTTCATTTCAAAATTCCCCCCTTGTCCATTTCGTCCAGCATTTCCAGCCCCCTGGCCTTTGCCCGGGTCACTGTCCGCAGGTCGCACTGCATCCCCTTGCGGATCTCATTCACACTCAGCCCCAGCAGATAGTACTGCCACAACACCACACATTCCCTGCCCGGCGGCAAACGGCGCAGCACCCGAACGGCAGCTTCGCCCCATTGATCAGCGCACACGGCCAGCTCATCCAAAAGCGCCCTGGCGTCAATCAGCACATCGGGCCTGTCCTGGCTCAATTCCTGCATCCAGGCGTTAGCCTCCACTTGCCGCTTGTGCAGCTCCAAAGCCCGCCGGCTGGCCTCTACGATCTCACGGTTTGTCACTGCCCTCCCTCCTTCGCAAAGGGATCGTCTGCATCCTCCACCTTCAAAAAGTTTCCTTGCGATGTACGCACTACCGGCTCAGTTTCATCCAGCACCCATCGCGGCATCACCATATAGCGCCCATGGATACCGCCTCGCTTAATTTGCTGGCACGTTGCACCATCCTTGCCAGGAATGATCTTCTTTTCATCCTTCAACTGCCCCATCAGGCTGTTCTTACCAATGGCCAGCCCGCTGCCCTGGGCAGCAAGGCTCTTTTGCACAGCACCAAACGCCTCACCAGGAATCAGGTAATAATAATCATCATCCTTGTAGCCGATCACATCCCGCGGCACAATACCAGACACATGTCCAAGCGTTTCCATGGTATACCGCCCACTGGCCAACACTTCACGCAGCGTTGTCAGGAACACTGCCGTTGGTCTTTCCCTGCGCATTTCTGCTTCCTGGCGGTCGCTGTTGTCAACCATGGCAGCCCAACACCGCTCCATCATCTGCGGCTTGTACTCATCATCACCGGCCATCAGTCCGCCCTCTGCCGTCACATAGTCCAGCAAGGTCGAAATGCCCAGCATCAGGTACGCCACGGCAGAAGGCATACGCGCATGGTCGCCCTTCACCCGCTTCACGGCCTCCATCCGCAGCGCATCCAGCTCCGCCTCTAAAGTCTCAGGCAGCTCATCGGCGCGTTTCTGCAGGTACTCAATGTATCCGCGCATACTCTCGTTCAGCACTCCCTCCCTGGCCATCTGCCACAGCTTGGCCATTTCTTCCACACGCTTTTCCTGCACCGCGCTTTGATTTCGTCCCGGAACAGGCACCTCACCCTGCCGCAGCTCGATCACATACAGGCGCGCCAGGCTGCTCAACGTTACATCAGGCAGTTCCTCACCGGTCTGTATGCACAGTCCCCGGGCAAATCGGTCATGCTGGGCGTCCATTTCACCATTCATTCGGCTGCGGCGCATACCATCAGCAATCATACGGATCACAATCTCTTCCAGGCTCTTGCGCGCTCGCTGCCGGGCAGGATCACTTTCCCTCTTGTAGTCATCCACAAACAGCGGCATGTCCTTCAGCTCATATAGCTTCTGTGCCATGGCCGCCGCGCTGTCATCAAAGGAGCCAGGCTGCATCCCTTCAAAGTGGAAATCATAACCATAATGGTTCATGGCCAGGCTCATAAAGGTCGTTTTGCCCATGCCCGTCCCGCCCACCAGGTACGGGATAAAGCTGGGTCGATGGCCCCGCTGTTCCAGAAAGTAGCGCAGCGGTGCCAGGAACAGGAATCCCACCACCGGCACACCGATCCTCAGGCCAGCCACATGCATCACACTCAGCGTTGCAGCCTGGCAGGCCGGCAGCACAGCTTCCCTGGGTAACTCAGCCAGCGGCCCACCCCGCACACCCTCCAGGCTGTACCTTTCCAGGCCAAAGTCCAGCTTCACCTGCACATCCTCCGCGCCGATCGCGCCGCTGCCGTGCAAATAGCACAGCTTTCCGTCAATCTTTCGCCAGCCCGTGTGGCAATACAGCGTCCGGTGCACCGCTGCGCGCAGGCCAGCTTCCTGGATGATCCGGCGCAGCTTTGCCGTCACACCATTTCCGTCGGTCACATTGGCGCATATTCCCCACCGCGCCAGAGGCCAGCGCATCGCGTCGAACTCGCTCATCGGCAGGCTCAGCGTTTCTAGCCGCGCCCCCGTCGCACTCCATCCGTCCACCGTCAGCTGGTACCGTGGCTGTCCGCTGCCATCATCCACCAGCACCTGCTCCACCGGCAATGCAACAAAGTTGCTCAGCTGGCGCTGGCCGCCGTCAGCCGCCACACTGAAGATACACGCGCTGCGCACCACGCAGCCCGGGATCCCCTCAAAAAAATCAGCATATTCTCCATCACCCACCACACGGCTCAGCACGGGCGATTGCTCCACCAGCTCGTTCAGCAGCCGGCGCGCCTGGGCCACCCCCACTGCGGCGATCAGGTCACTCACATCCCCCTTGTCCGGCAACATATACTCACCCTGCCGCCTCAGGTTTACGATCCTCACCTCACTCGCCACGTCCCGCAGCGCCTTCGAAACGATCCGCGCATGCTTCCGGCCAGATTCGTCCAGGTCAGGCACAATGTACACCACAGCGCCCTTGAAATAGCCGCTTATGCCCTCGTGCCACTTCCCCGCGCCGCCCTTGTTCGTCGTAGCCGCAAAGCCCAGACCGCGCAGGTTTTCCACATCCTTTTCACCTTCCACCAGAAAGATCGGCTTCCCCTTTTTGATCGCCGTCAGCATTTCGGGCAGCATGTACAGACAATTCGTGTTACCACCATCACCCCAGTACCATTTTCCGCCGTCCTGGTGGATCGTCGGGAAGCTCTTGCCCTCCGTCCGGTAGACGCGCATCACCGCATTGCCAGCCTTATCGCGGTATTCATAGCAAGCAGTGATTTCTTCTTCCACCCAGGCCTCAGTCCCGTCCGGCTGTTTTTCTCGCCGCCGGTACGGCTTGCCCACAGCCATCTTTTCCAGGTCAACAGCCATCTTTTCCAGGTCAACAGCCTTTTTCTCCTTGCTGCCATTTTCCCGGTGAGGCGCAGCTGCAGCGGGTTGCTTGGGCTTGCGGGGCTTGCCCTGGGTGCCAGCCTGCATCTCTGCCAGCCTTTCAGGCAGCAGCAGATCCTTCCAGTCCACACCCAGGGCGCGCAGCACGTCCTCATATTGGCAGCCGGCCAGGCATTGCAGAACGATCTTGTCTTCTCCCATCCGAACGCTCAGGCTTGCCTTCTTATCGTCATGGCACGGGCAGCGCGCCATATACTGGCCGCCGCCCGTCTCCCTCACGCCTTCCAGTAGGGCAAGAAACTCCTGCAATGTCATTGGTACATTCCTCCGTTATCTCACTCAGGCCACACATCGGCATACGGGCATTCAGCGCCGCGCCCGGTCCGGATCGCCATGCTGGGCACCTGTTCAAGCGCTCGCCTCACAGCGCATTGTCGCATTTCCACCGGCGTCTTTGTGCATCCCAAGCTGCATGAATCAATAGCCTGATTTGCAATCAGCACCAACTGTTCCAGGTCAATATTCACCATGCAAGGCACTTTCGCGCTGCTTACCGATATGGAAACCTGGTGGGTATTTGCCTGCATCGTCATCACCTGACTGCAGCTCACTTTTTCCATCATGTCACATATGTCTTTGCTGATCCCCGCCACATGCGCCTTCAGCATCTTGCCCCGGCCGATCTTTCTCTGAAAGGTCGTTAGCCGCTGCACCGCTTGTTTCTGCAACTGCTGGCAAGCGTCAAGGATAATCAGCGCTTCCAGGGCGTCGTTCGTCAGTCGTTCCCGGCTTTCATCCTGGTCGAGCTGCGCCCGCCCTTGCTTCGTGTTCGGGTAAACTTTCCCGGTGGAATCACTTGTCAGGGTGTACATACACGCTTCCTCTCCTGTCGCTTGGCGCGTCTCTTTTCAAGGATCTCTTTCCGGTGTGTCAGATAGTACCTGTGCTGGATAACCCTGGATTTTTCAGGGTTATTTCTTCGCCACTGTTGGCCGCGCAGGCGATTATACTCCTGTTCAGTCATGCCCGGCACCCCCATCCGAAGGCGTCTGCCCCTGAATACAGGCTTGAAGCACACTGACCACCGCAACACCAAGGGGTTCATGCACATACGCCAGTTCATTCACATATGGACAGTTTACCCAACTTTGATTCCTGCAGCGCCGCCGAACATGACCTTCAATGTCAGCCGTGCATTCTCCGTTCACGAGCTGGCCAACCTTCCGCAGGAAGTCACAGCACAAAATCACATGCACGCCCGGAGCGCTGATGGCAGCCACATAATGCGGACAGACAGCCTTACTCTCCACCTTCCCCCGCCTCCTTCCGCGCTTCCTCCATCAGCACCGTGTGTTCAAGGTCGATGTTGCCGGCATAGCTGACAATGTGGCCCACCAGCCGCTTCATCGTGTGAAGCAACTGAAGATCTTCCCGCGCCCGCAGCCGCAGCGCAGCAAAGCTTTGCACAATGGCGTCCAGCGTCTCATCCATCTTCTCACAGGCGTCCTGCAAATCTTCCATTACCAGCTCATCAGCTTTGTCGAAGGGATTATACTTCTGTGCCTGCAGCTGCTCCCGCATGGATTCGTTTTCAGCCTTCAGTGCTTCATAGTCATCCGGCAGTACAACCTTTTCCACCTCAACCGTCACGGTTTCAGGTCGGGCGGCCCGGGCGGCGTTCAGCTTCTCCCTCAGGTCGGCGTTTTCGCCACGCAGCGCCGCTTGCATATCATACACACGCTCACGCGAGGCCTCGGCACCAGCAGCGCGCGCCTTCGCGTCTCTGGCGGCCGCCCTCAGCTGCACCGCCTCACTGTTCAGCTGCACATTGCGCTGTTTCGCCTCCGCCAGCTCCGCCCGCAGCTGCCGCACCGTCATGTTTTCCACATCATGGTTTTCCACAAAGGCGGCACGCTCCGCTTCAGGCAGCGAAAGCAGTTCATACACCTTGCTCACGCTCAGCCCCACCGGCAGCGTCTCCTCCGTGTACTGCTCCGCCACCTTCATAAAGCGGTTCGCAACATCATGGCTATATCCACAGTTCTCCTTCACGTAGGATCCGAATTGACCATGCCCCACCAGCTGCTTGATCTCAATCAGCCTCTTGCCGATCTGAAGGATATTCCGCAGCACCTCACTGCTCAGCAGCTGCACCTCAGCCGTTACCACCGCCAGCCGTCCCGGATCAGCGATCGCCGTCGCATTCTCCGCCTGGGCAGCTGCCAGGGCCTCCCTGGCCTCATCCTCAATCATTGGAATCCCCACCGCCTCAGAAGAATCAAAATCATCGAATTCTGGTTCTAATTCAGCATCAAGGTCATCACCATCGCCACCAGCGGCATACATGCTGCACCCAGGCAGTGCCGCATCCGTCCCCACATATACACGGGTGGGGATCACTTCCCGAGCGATCTCCACCAGCTTCCCGCAGCGGGTACCGCCGTCGCAGTAGCGGCAATCCCCGCAGCGCCCCGGCGCACCATCCACCGGCGCCAGATAAGCAGGCCGCCAGGAATTGCACCAGCCAGGCCGATCGGCGTGGTGCCTCTCAGAAAGATCCGTCAGTTCTCCCTGCCGCATGCAGGGGCAGCAGGTCAGAAGGCCGCAGCTCATGCAGCTCTGTTCAGCCAGTTCCAGCCACATAGCCATATCACTGCACCTCCTTGCGGATCACAGCACGCCGGCCGCGGCGCAGCAGAATCTTCAGCAGCGCCCACTTCTGCTGCCGGGTCAGAGCAAGCACCGCGCTGCTCACGCAAAACAGCAGGTCGTTCACATCGCCGATCAGGTGCGCCCGCACCTGGCGCTTATCACCATCGGCCCATACGCAGCTCACCAGCACCGTATCGGCCTCCATATCCACCGAATCACGAATCTTCCATTGCGCCCAGGTATTCACAGGCTCAACTTTCACCCTCAAAACTCTCTCAGCCATTGTTATTTTCTCTCCTTTGTGTTATAATCAGCTTGGTTATTTTGCTCTGTGCCGGGTTGCAGTTGCCGCTGCGCCCGGCCTTTTTCGTAGGCAATCACCATGTCCCCCGCGCGGATCAGCAGCCGCACCACCCGCAGCAGATCGGCATCGCTGCCCTCTGCCCATTGGATCCGTGCGTTGCCGTCCTTGCGGGAGACCGTTACACTCACGGGGATCTCAGCCACAGGCACCCCGCCAGTCTGCCACTTGCCAGTCATCGGCCATCACGTCCGCCATTGTGGGCGACCAGGGCGCCGCAGCGCCCGGCGTCACCATGAAGGCGTTCAGTCCGCCCCGGCCCTCCACACTCACCGGCACCAGTACCACACCCTCAGGCATTCCAGGGCGGCGCACGCCCAGCTGCCGGGCATGGGCGTAAACCATCGCATCCATCGCGTCCAACCTCAGTACCTCCTTACACAGCCTTCGGCGCCAGTTTGCCCAGAGTGAAGCCCAGCTGCAGCGCCCTGGCCACAGCCTCAGCCACTTCCACATCGGCGTCATCCAGCAGCTCCACCAGGCCAGCGGCCTCACTCAGCTTTTCCATGCGAGGATCCTGCTTGTCCATCCACTCACCATCCCTTCTTTTGTCAAAACAGATTGAAGAACCACTGTGCAATCAGTGCCACACAGATAATCACCGCCCCAGCAAGCGCCGCCGCTACCATCAAGCCGATCCCCATGAACAAAACCCACTCCAGAAGCTTAAAGAGATACGGCTTTTCCATACTTGTTCTCACCTCCTCCCATTTGACACATCGCCCTCCCCGGTGCTACCCTATAGGCATCACACAGGAAAAGGAGAAAAAACATGCAGCAGCTCTCGCTCAGCAAAGAAGCATCCGACATACTCAAAGCCATGTATCAGAAATACCTTCTTTACAAAGAAGACAATGCCACCGAACGCACCGCCCGCCACATGGGCGACCTGGAAACCATTCACCGCACCTTTGCAGCAGATCTGCCCTTTGAGGACGTTCTTGATTATTGCAACGAACTCGTTCAGAGCGGCCTTCTTCACACCATCTGCAGCAGCGGTACCATCTACGATTCCGAAATAACCGCAGCTGGCGTCGCTTACATGCGCGATTCCGGCGCACGCATTGCAAAAAGGTGGTTCGATACGATCGGCAAAATAATCAACATCGTTAAGAAGTGATCCGCCAATCATCAGCAATCAGGTCGCTAAGCCTGGGCTGCCACCCTGGCCCTGCCTTTTTGCCCGGCCCGGTGCATATGCACCCTGCAGCTGTATCCGTGGGAATGATCACAACCCTCAGTGTCTCACTCTCACGGTACATGCCCTGTCCTTGTCGCTGCGCCTGAAGCGCAGCTTCTTTTATTGTCATATTCTCACCTCCTTGTATTGATTTTCTATATTTTAATACCGCTTTTCTTTATTGTCAATAGTATTTTATTGACTAATCTATATTTTTATGTTATATTTCACTCAGAAGGAGGTGATAACATGGCTACTCTTGGAGAACGCATCTGCTTAGTCAGGGACGAAGCTCAACTCAATCAGACAGAGTTCGGCAAGTTAATCGGGCTAAAACAAGGCACCATTTCCCAAATTGAGAAAGATGCAAAAGGCACATCCGACAGAACACTCACTGCAATCTGTCGAGAATTCCACGTCAATTTTGATTGGCTACGATACGGCAAAGGTCCCATGAGGCAATTCACCCAACCCACCGACATGGAGAAGCTGGAAGCTATCATGTCCGGCAAGAGCGAAGTAAAAAAGAGCTTCATCCTCGCCCTGGCCGACATGCCCGAGGCGCTGCTGGATGAAATGCTGCCATACCTGCGCAAGGCCGTCGCCGAGCTGGATCGCCGGTGACCATTTTCCGCGACGTCGCGGATTTTCACACCCTGGAACACCCTTCAACACACAAGGAGGTACACCATGAGAGACTATAGTAACGCCAAAAACATCGTCTTCGGCATTGTCATCCTCATTCTGGTCGTATTCGGCATCAGCCTCGTCATCAGCGCCACACAGGAGAATGATGCACAACAAATGGAAAGAGTTCTTGGAAACCTGAGGAACAATACTTCCAAAGAATCCAGCCAGAAAGTATCCGAAGGCATTGAAAAGGGCAGGGCCGCAGCCAGTTACGACTTCGCCATGGAATACTACCCCAATGACCCCGTTAAACGCCTCACCTTCCTCACTGAACAATACCTGGAAGATGGGACGATTAGCGACGCCGAATATCCCTACCTCCAGAAAGCGACCAAACAAGCGCAGGACTACGCCGAAAGCCTTTCCGGCGATTGATGTCTACCCGGTAACACTTTTCTTTTGCTACCGGTCACACTTTCCCGCGGCACTCTCTGCGCCCGCAAAGCTTTGATTCTCCAAGTGTTTCCCGGCACAAGGTAGCAAAGTAGCAAAAGTAACACCAAAAATGCAAGGGGTGTGGACAAGTATCCACACCCCAGCGTCAAAAAGGAGGTATCTGTCATGGTCATCCGCGGCTACGCCCGCGTGTCAACCGATGAACAGGCAAAAAACGGTCAATCCATCCCAGCGCAGCAGAAGATCCTCCAGGCACAAGCCACCATCAAGGGCTACGATGATTTCACCTGCTATGTGGACGATGGCTATTCCGGCAAGTCCCTCAACCGCCCCGCCATCCAGCAGCTCCTGCAGGAGTGCCGCGAGGGTAAGGTGGATGTGGTCATGGTCTGGAAACTGGATCGCCTTTCCCGTTCCCTGCGCGACATCCTCACCATCATCGAGGATATCTTCAACCCCAACGGCGTCACCCTGATCTCCGCCACCGAATCCATCGACACGTCCACACCCGGCGGCCGTGCCATGCTTTCCGTGCTGGGCACCTTCGCCCAATTCGAGCGTGAACAGGATTCCGAGCGCGTCTCCATGGTACACCAGTCCCTGGCCAAGGATTGCCGATTCCTGGGCGGCCCTGTCCCCCTGGGCTATCGAATCGTAGATGGACACTACCACATCGACGAGGCCACCGCCCCCATCGTCCGCAAGCTGTTTGAAATGTATATTTCCCGCATCGGCTACACCCCCATGCTGGAATATCTCAATGGTACAGGCTTGCGCACCATCAAGGGGAATCCCTACGGCAAAAACTCCCTGAACTACATTCTTTCCAACGAGCGGTATGTTGGTACCTACATCCACAACCGTCTCGCCGCAGCGGACGCCCGCGGCCATCGCTCATCTTCCCGCCTGAAGGATCCTTCCCAGGTCATCAGGATCCCCGGCGGCATTCCGGCCATCATCACCCAGGATGTGTGGGAAGCTGCCTGCGCCATCCGCACAGAAAACCGCATCTACTCCGGCCGGCAATCCACCCGTGCTCGCTTCCTGTTGTCCGGGCTTTGCCGGTGCGCAGTCTGCGGCACACCCATGATTGTCAATTGTGGCGGTACCGATCGCAACGGCACCCGGCAACGGTACTATACCTGCAAGCGTGGATGTGTCCCGCCCGCCCGCAAAGAGAAGATCGAGGAAGCCGCTTTCTCCGTCCTGGATGAGCTGGCCCGCTCCCCCGAGTTGATCGAGCGCGCCTGCGAGGTCGCCAACCAACTCTCCGCCACCCAAGATGAGCAGCAGGTGCCAGAGATCTCCCGCCTCAGTCAGATCCTCACCACACTCTCCACCCAGATCGGCAATCTCACCAACGCACTGAGCAGCACCAGCGCCCCGGCGCCGGCTGCCGTTCTCACCGAGATCAACCGCCTGGAGCAGGAGCAGAACACCATCCGGCAGCGGATTCGCGCCCTGCAGCCCAAACGCCCGTATTCTTCCCGGTCGATCCTCCAAGCCGCTAACGCCCTCCAGCGGGCAAAAGAAATACCGCCCACAGAAGTACAAACCCTTCTGCAGGCGGCATTTGGGACAATCGCAGTCAGTCCAACCGAGTACAGGTTCTCCCTAACTGGCGATTGTAATGTGGAGATGAGGGGAGTCGAACCCCTGTCCGAAAGCTCTTGAACGGGAACTTCTCCGAGCGCAGTCAGCGATTTAACATTCCCTCAGCCGCCCGCCCACTGACAGGCTGACGGCTTTGGTAGCTTCATGTTACGGGTGTACGGCAAAGCTTAGGCACACTCGTTCCCTGCGTTAATGACGCTGGTAACCGGGCACGCAGGCAACCCGGGCCAACGTCACGGCATT